CATCGGGTGTCCGTGCTACGGCGGCCTCGACCTGGGCGAGTCGGATGACTTCTCCGCGTGGATCCGGATCTGGCTGCTCCCGGATAGCCGCGTCGCCGTGAAAGCGCGGTTCTGGGTGCCCCGGATTGCGCTCGAGCAGCATCCCGATCGGCCGTACGACGACTGGCAGCGGGCGGGGATCTTGACGGTCACGGACGGTGATATCACCGATTATGCGGCGCTGCGCGAGACAGTGCTCGACGATTGCAAGAAGGACGGTGTCGTGGCGATTGCCTACGATCCGCGCTCTGCCACGGAAACAGCGCAAGTGCTCCAGGGCGCCGGGATCACGATGATCAACACCACGCAGGGCTGGCCGCTCCATGAAGCCTTAAAGCGGAGCTTGGAGTTGATCACCAAGGGGCTGCTCTGTCACGGGTCGAACATCGTTCTCTCGTGGATGGCTGCGAACGTGGTGGTGTTGAAGGGGCAGAAGGGCGAGCAACGGCTGGCCAAAGAGAAGGCGCCGGAGAAGATCGACGGGATCGCGGCGCTGGTGACGGCGATTGATTGGGCGATTATCCGGAAACCCGTGGTGAAGCCCCCGGAATATTCCATGACGGTGCTCGGAGGCAGATAGATGGCAACGATCTGGGTGGTCGAGCAAGGCGAGTATTCCGACTACCGCGTCGTCGGGGTGTTTTCCTCGAAAGAGAACGCGCAGCAGATTCGTGACGCCGTCGGCGACGACGCGACGGTCGCGGAATGGACGCTCGACCCTGGCATCGAGGACATGAATGCCGGGCGGAAACCGTTTCGCGTGTTCATGTTGCGCGATGGCACCGTAGAGCATGTCCGCGAGGAAACGGTTGATCGTAGTTTTCTCGGAGTCTGGGATGGGCCGCTCGTCATGAAGCGTGGCGGGACACCATTCGGGGCGAAGGAGCCAACGCCGCCGTGTCTGAATGTGACGGTTTGGGCCAGCGATGCGGAACACGCGACGAAGATCACCAACGAACACCGAACGCGGTTGATCGCCTCGGGCGAATGGGACGCCGCGCTGAAATGAAGCGCACCCCCGGCCGTCCTCCGCTCGACGAGGATGATCCGAGTGTCCCGCTGTCCCTATCCCTCCCCGCGAAACAACTCCGTGCCTGTGAAGACTCCGCGAAACACGATCGGCTGACCGTGCAGGAGTGGATCCGCCGCGTCCTGCGTCACGCGTCCGAGTCGAATAAAAAGGTTTAAATTAGGCGCGTGACCTAACATGTCACACCCTCATAGGCACCGTGCATCGTGCCTATGCCATCTTCCACGTCAAAGCCGTTGACGCTGACCGTCGTGTCATCACAGGTACAGCCACCACCCCAGAACCCGACCGCGTCGGTGACATCATTGAACCGCTCGGGGTCTCCTTCAAAAATCCACTCCCGCTCCTGCTCTTTCACGACGCCAAAAAACCTGTCGGGACGACCACCTTCAAGAAAGCCACGAAGGACGGGATCGAATTCACGGCGACGCTCCCGATCATCGACGAACCGGGCATCCTGAAAGATCGCATCGACGAAGCCTGGCAGAGCATCAAGGCCGGACTCGTCTCGGGCGTCTCCGTCGGGTTTCGCGCGATTGAAGAGGCGTTCAACAAGGAAACAGGCGGCTTCCGGTTCATCAAGACCGAAGTGATGGAATTGTCGCTGGTCACGGTGCCCGCGAATGCGAGCGCCACGATTCACAGCATCAAAGCGATCGACCTGGCCGCGTCCGGCCCTCATCTGCCCGGCGTCACGGGCTTGCCTGTTGTCCACGCGGTGAAGGCCGCGAAAGCCATGACCACGCCCGAACAGATCACGCAATTCGAGAACACCCGCGCCGCGACGGCCGCGCGCATGACCGAGATCATGACGAAGGCCGCCGACACCGGCACCACGCTCGACGCCGAGCAGACCGAGGAATACGACACGAAAGCCGCCGAGCTGAAGAGCATCGACGCGCATCTCGTGCGCTTGCACGAACAGGAAAAGCTGAACCTGATCAAAGCGACCCCGATCACCACGACCACGCACGGCCAGATCGCGGCGTCCGCGCTGCGCGACGGCGTCCCGGTCATCACCGTCAAGGCCAACGTCCCGAAGGGGACCGCGTTCGCCCGCATGTGTATGGCGCTCGCGGCCGGCGGCGGGGATTCGTACAAGACCCTCCAGTTCGCGAAGCAGTGGAAAGACAGCACCCCCGAAGTGGAGCAGATGGTCGAACACATGTGGCGGACGAAGGCGGCGATCGCCGTCGGCACCACGACCGATGCCACCTGGGCCGGGCCGCTCGTCGTGACCCAGCCCTTGAATGAATTCCTCGAGATGCTCCGGCCGAAGACCATCCTCGGACGCGTGCCGGGATTTCGGTCCGTGCCGTTCAACGTGTCGATTCCGACGCAGACCACCGGCGGGACGTACGGCTGGGTCGGCCAGAACAAGCCCAAGCCGGTGACGAAGGCCGACTACGCGACGGTGACGGTGCCGTTCGCGAAAGCCGCCGGGATCATCGTCATCTCGGAAGAACTGGCGCGGCTCTCGACGCCGTCGGCGGAAGCCCTCGTGCGCGACGAAATGATGAACGGCATGGCGCGGTTCCTCGATCTGCAACTGACCGATCCGGCGGTGGCCGTCTCGGCGAACGTCTCGCCGGCGTCGATCACCAACGGCGCGACCACGGCGGCGTCGGGCGGCGTGACGGCCGCGTTTGCGAAGGCTGACCTCGTCGGCCGCATCGGCGTCCTGGCGGCGCTCGGCTATCCGCTCGACGAGTGCGTCTGGTTGATGAGCGATTCCAACGCCTTCGGCTTGTCGGTGTCGCTCAACGGCCTCGGGAATCCGCTGTTCCCGGGCATGACGGCGCAGGGCGGCACCCTTTACGGGATGCCGGTGATCGTCAGTAACACGATGTCGACCCGGGTCGCGCTGGTCCACGCGCCGTCGATCTTTGTCGCGGACGAAGGCGGCGTACGGATCGACGTCAGCCGGGAAGCCTCGGTGCAGATGGATTCGGCGCCGACGGACACGGTCGACGCCACGACCGTCTACCTCTCGCTCTGGCAGCGCAATCTGATCGGCTTGAAGGCCGAGCGGATCATCACCTGGGTCAAGGCACGCTCCACCGCCGTGACCTACCTCACGGCCGTCGCGTGGACGGGCGCGTAACCTGAATGAACCGGTACCTCTACCGGGTCATGTACGAGTATCCGGATGGCGTGGCCCCGATCGCCGGGGTCACGCACGCCTACGAGCCGGTGTGCGTGCGGGCGACGACGGAAGCCGCGGCACTCGCGGAGGTGACGACGGCGACCTCACGGTACATGACGGCGGCCGGCGCGACGCGGACGATGACGCTGGTCCTGACGACGGCGGACGTATGAGACTGGCGATTGGCGGGCCGACACGGGATCAGGTGCCGGCCGCCTTCGCCGTCGATGTCGCGCAGCTCTACGCCTACACACGCGAGCGCGGGCCGTGGGGCAGCGACGTCACGATCGGGTGGGTGGCGTCGACCTACATCCACGTCGGCAGAGAGTGGTTTCTGGAGGCGGCGCTGAAGCAGGGCGCGACACACGTGCTCTGGCTCGACACCGATATGAGTGTTCCACGTGAAACGGCGGTTCTGCTCTACATGCACGACACGCCGATCGTCGCGTGCAACTATCGGGTACGACAAGAGTCCGGGTTGTTCACGGCATTCACCGATGAGGAGCGGGTTCCGACCGACGCGCATTCGACCGGCCTCGAACTGGTCGACTATTGCGGGATGGGCGCAATGCTGATGCGTGCGGACGTTGTGGTGGATCTGCCGCGGCCGTGGTTTCGACACGGGCTCAACGCCCACGGCGGCGACATCGGTGAGGATGTCGGGTTCTGTCGGGCGCTCCGCGAGGCGGGGCATGTCGTCTACATCGATCACGATCTCTCGAAACAGGTGGGGCACATTGGCCAGCATACGTACCGAACCGTCGAAGCCGAAGCCGTCCCTGTCTGAACAGGCCATCGTCGAACTGAAACCGCCGCCGGAGTTCGGCTTCAGCGGGACGGCGAAGTTCCTCGTCGTGGAGCAGGCGGCGGAGATCGCGGAACTCCTGAAGCGCGGCTATACGAAGGTGGAGCGTGGCTGAGACGGCCATGCGCGAGCGCGCGATCCTCGAGCATCCGGCCGCCGTGCCGGGCTGGTTCCATCACGGCCAAAAAATCCTCGAGCTGGTGGAACAGCATCAGCCGAAGGTCTGCGTCGAACTCGGGACGTGGCTGGGCGCCTCCGCGATTCCCGTCGCGCTCGCGATCCGACGCTGGGGTGGCGTGCTCACCTGTGTGGATACGTGGTCGGACGACATCTACCACGCGGCCCCGACGTCGCCGTGGCTGCTCGTCACCTGTGCGCGGAACCTCGTCGACGCGGGCGTCAACAACGTGCGGCTGATGCCGACGACCACGCGCGAGGCGGCGCGGACGTGGACCGAGCCGATAGACTACCTCTACATCGACGCGGACCACAGCTACGAGGCGGTGCGCGCCGACCTCGAGGCGTGGGTGCCGAAGGTCCGCCCCTGGGGATTGATCCTCGGGGATGACTATGGCAACCGCGCCTTTCCTGGCGTGCGTCAAGCCTGGGATGACTTTGAGCGTGAGCGCGGCCTGATGTTCACACGCTACCAATCGACGCCGCCGCACCCGGACGGCGTCCAGTTGATCTACGGCACGGTGTAAAGGAGACGGCATGGCGAAGGACAAGGACGACAACGGCACCGACGAGAAACCCAAGACGACTACGATGAAAGCCGTCCAGCCCCACAGCTATCACGGCAAGGACTACGAAGTCGGCGATACCTACGAAGCCGACGAGGGCGACGTGGCCACGATTCAGGTGCAGGGGAAAGGCTACCCGGCCGATCCGAAACCGCCCGCGAAAGTCAAAGAGACGAAGAAGTAACGGTGCATCTCGCGCTGCGGATGTTCGGGCGCCAGATCGAGCTGTCCACGAAAGGGCTGCAGCTCAATCCCCTGTCCACGCAGGGGGGCTGGTGGCCGCTCGTGTCCGAACCATTCACCGGCGCCTGGCAGCGCAACGTGGAAATCAGCGCAGGCTCGGCGCTGTCGTACTTCGCGGTCTACGCCTGTTACCGATTGATCACCACCGATATCGGCAAGCTCTGCCTGCGGCTGGTCGAACAGGATCAACACGGCGTCTGGACGGAGACGGAGTCGCCTGCGTTTAGCCCAGTGATCCGCAAGCCTAACGGGTACCAGACCATCAACAAGTACGTCGAGCAGTACATCGGGTCGAAGCTCCTCCACGGGAACGCCTACGTGCTCAAGGCGCGCGACCAACGTGAGGTGGTGAATGGCCTGTTCGTGCTCGACCCGACGCGCGTGACGCCGCTCGTCACACCCGACGGCGCGGTCTACTATCGTTTGCGCCGCGATGATCTCTCCGGAGTGCAGGACGAAGTCGTCGTGCCGGCGCGCGAGATCATTCACGACACGATGATCGCGCCCTACCATCCGCTGATCGGTGTGTCACCGCTCTACGCGTGCGGGACAGCCGCCGTGCAAGGGCTCAGCATCCAGGCGAACTCCGAGAAGTTCTTCACCAACGGTTCCCAGCCGGCGGCGATTCTCACCGCCCCGCAAGGCATCACCAACGCCCAGGCGGAGGCGATCCAGTCGCGGTGGCAGACACAGTTCAGCGGGAACAACTACGGCAAGATCGCCGTGCTCGGCGGCGAGCTAAAGTTCAACCAGTTGGCGATGAATGCCGTGGACAGCCAGTTGGTCGAGCAGCTCCGCATGACCGCGGAACAGGTGTGCAGCGCGTTCGGCGTCCCGCCGTACCTCGTCGACATCGGCCCGGCGCCGCCGTATACCTGGGAGTCGCTGATCCTCAAATATCACTCGCAGTGCATCCAGTCGCTCACCACGAACTTTGAGAAGTCGCACGACGAAGGGCTCGGGCTCACCGAGAAGATCGAGGGGCGCCAACTCGGGGTCGAGTTCGACATCGATGATCTGATCTGGATGGACACCGCGACACGGGTGGCGTCGGCGAAGACGGCGATCGAAGGCGGCGGGATGTCGCCGGATGAGGCGCGGTGGAAGTTCCACGCGCTCGGGCCGACGCCCGGCGGGAAGTCAGTACTTGCCCAACAGCAAAATTTTAGCCTCGCCGCGCTGGCGAAGCGTGACGCGGACGATCCGTTCGCGAAGCCGCCGCAACAGTCACAACTCCCGCCGGCCGACGACGAGGACGCGGACGCCGTGGACGAAGACAAGGCGGCGAGCTTCCTCGTCGAGTTCCAGAAAGCGTTGGACGTGGAGGCCACGACGTGACGCAACACGAACTGGCCGCGGCGATGGCCACGATCGTCAAGGGCTATGTCCGGACGGAACGGGCCGTGCTCGAAACCCGGCTCGCGGTCGCGGAGGCGCGGCTGGCCTCGCTCGAAGGACGCGTGCAGGACGACGCGCTCACGAAAGAGCTGGGAGGCTTGCGGGAGCGCGTCGCCATCATCGAAGTCAGGCCCGTGCAGCCCGGCCCACCGGGTGACCCTGGCCCCCAGGGGTTGAACGGCGCGGACGGCAAGCCGGGCCTGACCTACTGCGGCGTGTTCGTGGACGGCAAAACGTACGACGTCGGGGACGTGACGACATGGGCGGGGAGCACTTGGCATTGTAACGAACCGACGGAGACGAAACCCGGCGACGGGTCGAAGGCATGGACATTGATGGTTAAGAGGGGCAGGGATGGTCGCGATGGAGCGGTGAAGTAGTGGCCGCTGCACTTGTCACACTCACCACCGCAAAATTGCACCTCAGGATTACGACCGCCGCGCTCGACCCCGGCGACGCGGACATCCAACTGAAACTGGATCAGGCCGAAGCGGTGATCCTCGACTACCTCGACACCTCGGCCGATCCCGCCTGGACCACGCCGGCCACCGCGCCGGGCTGGGTGACCGCGTCGATCCTGCTCCTGCTCACCGACCTGTACGAGAATCGCGGAGACGCCACATCCGAAGTCAGCGAAAAGACGTGGGAGGCCGTGACGCGCCTGCTCGTCAGAGCACGCAATCCGGCACTCGCATGAGTGTCGTGGAGATCGGGAAGCGGATCCATGTGGTGAGCCTGGCGAACACCACGACGACGCCGGATGGGGACGGCGGCTTTACGGAGACGCTGACCCCGCTCACGCCGTCCACGCTCTATGCCGACATCCGGCCGGCGACGGCGCGCGACCTCGAGCGCATGGCGGCTGGTACGGTGATCTCGACCGAGATGTTGCTCGTGACGATTCCCTATCACGCGAGCGTCACGACGAAGACGCGGCTGACGTGGACCGACCGCGGAGGCCGGGCGCATTCGGCGAATGTCGTGGGAGTGAACAACCCGGAGCAGCGGTGCGTGGACCTGGTCCTGGTCGCCGTCGAAGTGGTGGCCTGACATGGCGCGCAAGCCAAGCACCATGCAATGGGATGGGCTGAAGGAATTCCGAGAAGAACTCCGACGCTTGCCCGAAGACTGCCGCGGCGAAGCGGCGAAAGTGATTGAGGGACACGTCAACGCCGCGTATGTCACGGTGAAACGCGTCTACATGGCGCACTGGTTCACGGGCACGCTGGCGACCCGTCTCACAATCGCTGACATGAAGGGGGAAGGCGCTCTCGCGTTCGGGCAGGTGCTCAAGAGCGGCTCGCCGCTGGCGTGGCTGTTCGACAACGGGAGCCAGGCGCGGCACTACACCGGGACCGACAAGCTCGGTCGGGTCCATGTGAACGCGGCCCGCGGCGCGATGCCGGGCTACCACATCTTCGCGCGGACGGTGGGGTTTGCAAAACGTCAGATCCGGCAAGCCCTCAAGGACATGCTGGTGAGACGCGGAGCCAATCGGGTGATCGACGATGGCCGATAGTTCGGACATCGGCAACGCCCTCGTAACGAAGCTCGGCGCCGACGCCGCGCTCCTCGCCCTCTGTCCGAACGGCACCTATTGGGACGAGGCCCCGGCCGGATCCACGCGGTTCGTGATCGTCTCGCTGGTGGACGAAGTCGACGAGGGCGTCTTCGGCGCACGCGCGATCGAGGACGGGCTCTACCAGGTCGAGGCGCGAATGCTCTCCACTGCGGGGGGCAATATCAAAAGTGCCGCGGCGCGGATTGATGTCTTGCTCGAGCAGGGCACGCTCACCGTGGCGGGCTATAGCCTGATGGCGCTCTTCCGGGAGTCGGTCATCAGGGGAACTGAGGTCGACGCGATCGACAGTTCGATCCGCTGGCTGCGCCGCGGCGGGAACTACAGGTTAGTAGTGAGTACTTAGGTGCAGCTATTCGATGTGCGTCCACGTCAGTCGGTTCGTGACATCGCGAATGGTTCGCGGTGCCACATTGAACTGCTGCGCCAATACCTTGCTCGTTACGCCAGCCGTGTGTTGAGCCCGTATCGTGCGAACGGCAGTATCGGTGAGCCGATGCGAAGGACGCTCTTCTCCGCGGTGGATTCGCTCTGGCATTCGCTTCGCCCAATGACGCTGGCCAGTGCAGACATTGCCGCGCTCGATCATGTCCTTCGAGTTATCGAGGATCGTGCCGAGATACAGGTGGTCAACTCTGACGCACGCCGGGTTGTCGCCGCCAGGACAGTTGTGCAGGACGTGAAGGCCGTCAGGAATCGGCCCGTGCGCGAACTGCCAAGCCACGCGCGATGCTACTTGCAGGCGTCCGTCGAAATAGAAACGCCCGTGGCCGGACCCAGCGGTTTGGGCACGCCACAGCCAGCACGAGTCGGTCTTCTCGACCTTGGGCCAGAACCGATCTTGCGGATCGGCCTTACGCGCGCGTCCGCAGGCGGCCATCGCGCAATCGACGGAGCAGTAGCGCCCCCGACGCGATGGCATCGTGGTCCGGGTCGCGTGACACCGTTCACAGACCCACGTCACTGGCGGTCGATGCTGGCCCATTCATGCATTTTATCACCGCCGTTGGTCGTGAGCACATGAGCCGCGACGTCCTGCTCTACGGCCTCAGCCGTTCAGAAGACTACGCGGCGCTCTTGCAGTGGGCGCAGACCACGCCCGGCCTCCATGAGTTCCCGGCGCCGGACTTCCACCGCGTCCAATTGGAACACTGGGTCTGGTCCCATCGTGAGGATCTCGGGCGTCACATCCTCGACGTCGGCGTCTATAACCCGCGGCGGTATCTGGGCGACGGCTACATCACCTTCGGGGAAGCCAGCACGTCGACGGCGGAAGACACGAAGGGGGATCTGCTGGCGCTGCCGTTTCACGAGGGCGCGTTTGACGGCGTGGTCGTGACCGAGGTGCTCGAGCACTGCGTCGATCCCGCGGGCGCCCTGCGCGAAGTGTTCCGGGTGCTGAAGCCGGGCGGGCTGTTGCTCGTGACGTCACCGCTGCTGTGGCCGGAACACGATACCGAGGACTACCAGGATTACTGGCGCTTCACGCGGCAAGGCTGGGCACTGCTGTTGAAGGCGTTTACGAACGTCACGATTACCCCGTGCGCGCTGACCAGCGAAGGCACGGCGGCGTATGACTTTCTGCGGCGGTTCGAGTGCTTCGGGTTCGAGAGTCAGACGCAGACGACGACCGGCTATTTGTGCTCGGCAAGGCGGCCAGCGTGAAGCTCCTGCTGCTCGGTCCCGGGGCGAGCTGGTCCACCGCGGACGTTGCGACCGGGCTGCGCTACGGGCTAAAGCTCCACGGCGTCGACATCGTGGACTATGCCCTCGATGCGCGGATCGCGCGCTCGCAAGGCTGGCTCCACTACAACTGGCGGCGCGCGAAGAAACGGAACCCGGCGATTCCGAAACCGACCGTGGCGGATGTGTTCTTCCAGGCCGGCCACGAGGCGCTGGCGATGGCGCTCTACCATGACGTCGACGCAGTGCTGGCGGTGAGTGGGATGTTTCTCCACCCCGACGTGGTCGTGATGATGCGACGCGCGCATCTCAAGGTCTTCGTGGTGTTCACGGAAAGCCCCTATGACATCGCGAAAGAACTGGAGATGGCGAAGCTGGTCGACGGCTGTTGGACGAACGAACGGTCGAGCGTGGCGGCGTTCCAGGCGGTGAATCCGCACAGCGGCTACCTCCCGCACGCGTGGCACCCTGAACGGCATCAACCTGGCCCCCAGCCGATTGACGCGACGGTCGCCGCGCATGATGTCGTGTTCGTGGGTTCCGGCTTTCCTGACCGCGTGGCGTGGCTGTCCGCGATTGACTGGACCGGCATTGACCTCGGGTTGTATGGCTCGTGGGAAGGCATCCGGAAGGGCCACGCGCTGAAGCCGTTCGTGCGCGGCGCGCAGATCGACAACGCCACGACTGGCGCCCTGTATCGCCGCGCGAAGATCGGCCTGAACCTCTACCGGACAAAAGTCGGCTGGGGGCGGAACACGCCGACGATCGCGCACGCCGAATCGTTGAACCCGCGCGCCTACGAGCTCGCGGCGTGTGGCGCGTTCCATCTCTCGAGCGACCGGGCGGAAGTGCGGGAAGTCTTCGGGCGTCGGGTGCCGACCTTCCGGACACCGGACGATGCCGGCAGTCTCATCCGCGATTGGTTGCACAACCCGTTGACGCGCGCTGCGGTCGCGGCAGAACTTCCGGCCTGTGTGGCCGAGTCATCGTGGGGCACGAGGGCTACCACGGTGATCGGGGATCTTCAGACGCTCCTGCAGCGACGGGCTGCCTAGTGGAGTAGGAGACACACATGGCGCGATACCACGGGAAAAGCGGCGTGCTTTACATGAGCACCACAGGGTCCAGCGCGGCGACCACCATAGCGTCGTTGTCGGCGTTTTCCCTGGACTTGTCTACAGACAAGGTTGAGACAACTTCGTTTCTAGACCCCAATAAGACGTATGTCCAGGGGCTCAAGGACATAAAAGGCACGTTCTCCGGATTTCTCGACGACACCGCCCTGAGCCTGTTCACCTCGGCCGATTCCACCGACGGCGTGAAGCTGTACCTGTATCCGTCGTCGGCGTCGCCGACGGTCTACTGGTACGGACCGGCATGGCTGGACGCGTCGATCGCGGTGCCGGTGGCGGGGGCCAACACGGTGAGCGGGAACTTCGTCGCCAACGGCGCCTGGGGCCGGAAGCCGTAGCGGATGGGCGTCCGCGTCCGTGGCGTGGCGGCGCAGATTCGGTGGGGTCATTACTGCGCGGCGACGCTCGGCGCGTGGACATTGGACGAGGGCGCGTTCTCTGCGACGGTCGAGCGCGTCGATCTCTTCCGTGTTACGCAGCGTCCGCTGGTGTTCGTGGCGGGTCGTGAGCAGTGGCCCGTGGAATCGATCGAGGTGAACGATCACCGGGTGACAGGGCGGGTCGGACAGGGGAGGTGAGTCATGGGGCGGTGCCGGGTGGTGCAACCGGAGATGGTCCGGCTGTCGTTGTCGGGCGGGGACTTCGTCGACGTCAAACGGGAACTGAACGCCGGGGAATACTTCGATCTCCTCGTCGCGCAGGCGGATCGCCAGTCCTACGCGAAAATCCTCGCCTATGTGATCGGCTGGTCGTTCGTCGGTACCGATGAGAAGCCGGTGCCCTACAGCCTCGACATGCCAGAGACCGCGCGTCGCGATACCGTGCGCTCACTCGACAAGGACACCTCCCGCGAACTCCTCGCCGCGCTGGACAAACATGAGCAGGCGGTGGACGCCGCCCGCGCAAAAAAAAAGGACACGCCGGCCATCGCGCTCGTGTCTTTACCGACTTGAGGCTGTGCCGCTTTATGCCTGGCTGGACCTACGACGATGTCCGACAGTTGCCGCGCGATGTTTATGAGGTGTTGGTGGACGCGATGAACGAACCACGGGAAGACGTCGGCTAGTGGCCATCACCGCGACATTCGCCGCCGATTTTAGCCAGTTCGTGGCCTCCACGAAGAATGCCGAAGTGGCGCTCGTGAAGTTGGACGGGCAAGGCGTCAAGCTCGGCACGACGTTCGAACGCACCCAGTCGAATTCGGATCGGTTCCGCACATCGCTGCAAAGTTTCGACGGGGTGATGGCGTCGCTGGGCGTCAACATCGGGACGGAAGTCCGCGCACTGGGCGAACTCGGCGAGGCGGCCGGGAAGAGCGCCGGAGATCTCGGGCTGATTGCGACGGCGGGACTCGCGGCGGGCGCGGCGATGGCCGGCTGGAAGCTCGGGCGCTTCGCGGCCGAGTGGCTCGGCCTTGATGAAAAGATCGCGGGGGCGACGGCGCGGCTCATGGACTGGGGCGATCTCTCCGCCCAAGTCGTCGGCGCCCAACAGGACGTGGTGACCCGGGCGATTGAACGTGGCGCCGCCGCTACGATCAGCTACAGCGACGCGCTCGCCTTCAACAATGAGTGGCTCAAGAAACGGCGCGGCGCCCTAGTCGACGACGCGGCGGCGCAGAAAGAAAACGAGGAAGAGCAGAAGCGCCTGAACGCAGAAGCCGAACGGTGGGCGCTCATCATGGCGGAACTGGACAGCGCCGGGGGGCACTGGTCCGAGACGCTCGAGGGGATCAACGGCCAGGTTGTCGAGGCGGTGAAGTTCTACCTCGAGGCAGGCGTGGCGCAGGGGACGCTGGCGACGGCCTACGGGTTGACGGCGACGCAGGTCAAGGCAATCTCCAGCGCCCTCGCGGATCAACTCGCGGCGGCCAAGATCCTCGACGACTTCCACAAGGTCGCCAGCGATCGCCAGAAGGAAATCCAAGCCGCCATGTTGAAGGCGACCAACGATCAAGTCGTCGCGGACTTTGAACTGCAACAGCAGAAGAAAGCGAGCGACGCGGCATTCCTCGCGGGTGCCCTCGCGGACGCGCAAGCCCAGGATGCTGTGAACCTCTCGATGGGTCGCGCGGCGGCGTCGGCCGGTGCTGCGGTTGGCGCGGTCAATGCCCTGACAAACTCCTACTGGGCGGCGGTGGACGCGGCGGCGGCGCTGTCTGGGATCCCGTCGATCGGGCAACGACCGCCGTCGATCGATGATCCTGACTGGCCGCGCGGTGGGGGCTTCAGTGGAGGCGGGCTGCATCCACTCACCGGACTACATCCGCTCGCCAACAGCACGAGCATCGTCAATAACTTCCAAGTCAACGGGACCGCCGCCGACGTAGCGAAAAAAGTGGCGGCAGAGATTCTCCGCACCATGCAAGCCGGCGGCGCGAAGGTGGGATCGTAAATGGCGACGGTCCCGGCGGTCGTCGGTGCGGCGCGGCTCGGGAATTTCCGTCTGGGCTATATGCCCGCGGCCGTGACGCCTATCCGTGAGGCGCGTGTCCGGATCCTGATCGGGGGCGTGGTCGCCACGTCGCGCGTGCGGGTCGCGTCCTTGTCGATTCACAATGTGATCAACGACGCGCCGGATACCTGTGCCTTCGAGGTGTCGGGGACGCCCCCGGCTTCCGGGCAACAGGTGCGGGTCACCCTCAACAGCAACGATCCGCGGCTGCTCTTCAACGGCACGATCCAGACCGCCGATCAGACCTACGAAGGCAAGCCGACCCATCTCGTGTATGCGTGTCTCGCCACCGATGACACGGCGCGGCTGAACTACCGGCGCCCCTTTGGGATCTGGACGAACGTCTCGGCCACGACCGTGGCGCAGGAACTCATCGCCAGTTTCGCGCCGGGCTTCACGGCCACGCATGTGGAGGCGGGCCTCCCCGCGATTACGGTGGTGTTCGATGGGTCGGAGGGGTTCAGCAGCGCCCTGCGGCAGATCGCGAAATTGATCGGCGGCTACTTCTACGTCGAAGATTTGGATCTGCATTTGTTCCTGACGGAAGCGACCGACGCCCCGCTGGATCTCGACACGACGCCAGGGCGGTTCTTGAATGATCCGCCGATTACGGCGAGCAGCGACGACTCCCAACTGCGGACGCGCGTGTACGGGCGGGGGCACGGCGAAGTCACGTTGATGGATCTGCCCGTCGGCGTCACGATGCGGTCCATCATTCCGATCGCCGACGCGGCGATGTACAACGCCAGCGGCGGGCAGGTGATCGTGAGCACCACCCCCGATGGATCGCCCACGGAGATCCTGACCTATACGGGGCTGATGGCCGGGGGCGGCGGGGCGCTGGTGGGGCCGGGCGTGCGGCCGAGTGTCCAGCCGACGGCGACCGCGTCGGCGGGCGCGGGTCTCGGGTCGGGTCTGTATCGGTATGCCTACACGTTTGTGACGGCCAGCGGGGAAACACTCGAGAGCCCTCTAGCCGCCGTGACGACGAGCGCCACGGTGTCGGCGCCGACCGTCGCCCCGGTCTACGGCTTCGCGGGCGGCGGGGGCGGGTTCAGTCTCGGCTGGTATACGTGGGCCTACACCTACGTCACGGCCAGCGGAGAAACGACGGCGGGGCCGCGCATGACCCCGCAGCAGTTCACGGCGACCTCCACCTTGACCATGACGGTCGGGGTGGGCGGGCCAGGCACCACGCAGCGGAAACTCTATCGGACGGTGGCCTGCGCGAGCGCGGCGGCGGCGGCGGCGGCGCAACTGAAACTAGCCGCGACCCTCGCCGACAACACGACGACGACCTATCTGGACGGGGCGACGGATGCCAGTCTCGGGGCGAATGTCCCGATCGTCAATACCGCGGGCACCCTGAACCAGGTCGTGGTCAGTGGGATCGCCGTGGGGCCGGCGGGGACCACGAGCCGGAAACTGTATCGCACGGTAGTGGCCGGCGCGCAGTTAAAACTCCACACGACGATTGCCGACAACACCACGACGACGATCGCGACCGATAGCACGGCGGATGGGGCGTTGGGGGCGAACGTGCCCGTCGTCGATACCTCCGGCCTCATCCAAGCCACGGGCCAGGTCAATCCTGGGGCGGGCGCGATCCCGGTCACCAGTACCGCGCCCTTCTCGGCCACGGGCGGATTCGTGCAAACGGAGTCGGGCGAGATCGTGTTCTACTTCGCCGTCATTCCGAGCACAAATTCCCTGAGCGGGTTGAGTAGTTTCGGGACCGCCATTCCCTACGGCAGTCAACTCGTGCCGTTGCCGGCCCTCAAGGGCGTGACGGGGACCACGAAAGACATCCAACGCGGATCCGTGGTCCATGTGTGGGTGCGGCGGGACGACCTCGTCGCGCAAGCCGCCGCCGCCGCGCGTGAGAGCACGGCCGAGTACACGAGCGACGGCATCCATGAGCATCTCCTCGTGGACGAACGCCGCGGCGAAGCGTCCTTGACGTCGCTGTGTTCCGCGGACCTCGCCCTGTTCTCGATGCCCCTCGTCACGGTCAGCTACGCCACGCGCGATCCGAAGACCAAAGCCGGGAAACCCCTCGTGGTGAACCTGGCCAGTCCGCTCATCGCGGAGACGCTCGTGATTCAGGAC